TTTCGATGACCATGATTCGTCTCTTTCCTGTAGAGTCAATATACTTTACAAAGAAGTCGGGAAAATACCTATGATACCTATTATCTAGGGGAGATTTGTATGGAATAGCGAATTCCTCTGATTGCCACTGATACACACTCTCATTGAGGTCACAATATCGCATGAACTTTCGCTCCCAAAGTGACCTATAAATAATATTGGTAGGATCACCCTTGTATTTCTTTGGGTATTCAGGCCTATATTTCCCCTTGTAGGACATATACATAGTATAAAGGATCGTAGTATTTATCCGATGTCAAATAAAGGACTCAGTGCAAACAACCGAAGAATAAATTCTGCGGGAGAACCATATTTGATCGACATTGATAGAAATGGATCAGCTCAGAATAACTTTCAAGAGTTTCTTGGTAATCCATCTAGCAGTAATCACTATAAGGTCTCGATGAATCTCGCTAAAGCGGGACCTGGATCGACAGATCAATTATCTCAGTGGTTAACCTCCGCAGGTATTTTTGGTAAACACGAACCTAAGAGATATGATTTCTTATGTGCAGAGACAGTTTTGCCTGGTAAAAGCGTAGAAACCTTTACTGAGTTGGGGAGTAGACAGGGTATTGAAGAATTCTTTCCAGTAAGGAATGTTTATGCTGATCTCAGTATGACATTCTATGTGTCTTCTGATTACAAGGTACTTAGATTATTCCAAGAATGGCTTCACTTTATGCAACCAATGCATTCCGCAAATGCAGGTAAGGTTACTGCTCCGAGTGCTAGTGGTTATGCCTCTATGAGAGATGGAAATAACTTCCAGAGACATAGGTATCCGTCTGAATATAAGAGAGAACTTCATGTCACTAAGTTTGAAAGAGATTATAAAACTAAGATGACATATGGTTTTATTAATGCCTTTCCAGTCAATATCAATTCCATTGCTTTGTCATATGATGAAGGAACCGTCACTAAAGTAACTGTTGACTTCAAATATGATAAGTATGTTATAATTAATCTTGGTATTGAAGAAGACTCTAAACCTGTACAACACGAAAAGGTATCTACTGCCTCTGATGGATCTACAATCGCATCAGTAAGTTCTAATTTCATGGATGGTAGAGCTCCATGGGATGCATCAACTCCATCTCCATTCACTCTGGGTAATAACTTGAATTTTGCTTCTGATTTCAGGTCACTAGCAGACTTTAATTCTCCTTTACTACAGTACCCTACCTGACCTACTAAATAACCCGCTGATTGAATTATTATGCCTTTACCTAAAATTTCAACCCCACTCTATGAGTTGACTTTACCTTCCACTGGAAAAACTGTTAAGTATAGACCATTCCTAGTAAAAGAAGAGAAAGTTCTTATTCTAGCGTTAGAAAGCGGAAACCCTAAACAAATTACTAACGCAATCAAACAAGTATTAAAAGAATGTGTACAAACTAGAGGAGTAAAAGTAGAGAGTCTGCCTACTTTTGACATCGAGTATTTGTTCCTCAACATTCGTGGTAAGTCTGTATCAGAAGCAGTTGAACTAGTGGTTACTTGTGGTGATGATGGTACAACCCAAGTTCCAGTCAGCGTCTTTATTGATGAGATTCAAGTTCAAATGAATGAGAATCACAAACAAGATATTCAGATTGATAAGGATATTACCATTCGTATGAAATATCCTTCTCTTGAAGAATTTGTAAAGAACAATTTCGTAGTACAGGGAGATGACGTATCCGAAGTCGAACAATCCTTTGAAGTCATTGCAGCGTGCATTGAACAGATTTATACTGAAGAAGATGCCTGGGCTAGCGAGGATCTTACTAAGAAGGAATTGGTTTCTTGGATTGAGGGATTAACCTCTAGTCAATTCAAGCAAATCGAAGAGTTTTTCGATACCATGCCAAAACTTTCCCATACTGTTGAGGTAATGAATCCTAACACTCAAAAGAAAAATACTGTCGTGCTTGAGGGATTAACAAGTTTTTTCGCCTAGTTATGTCCCAGATGACTCTGGAGGCATACTACAGAATCAATTTCGCTCTCATGCAGTTCCATAAATATTCATTAACAGAGATCGAAAATATGATGCCTTGGGAAAGGGACATCTATGTTGGATTACTTAAACAACATATTGAAGACGAGAATCTCAAGGCCCAACAAAGAGCTGCACTGAATAAATGAAGTTAGCATCTATTAAACCTGGTAGAATCGTAAGACGTAGGGGTACTAGACGTATTGGGTCTGGTAACCGAACTCTAGGTGCATCCAAGTTTTTTGGTGGTAAGGGTACAATTGGTGCAAAACTACGAGGCGCTTTTAGGGGTAATGTAAAGGGTGCGCCTGGTGGTTTAAGTCAAACAATTAAAAACATCTCCCAATCTATACAGGGAGGTGGAGAAAATTCAACAGTTAACATTAATAAGATCATCAATCAAAAGGTTGATGATAGTTTGTCTAAGAGAGGTTCACTGTCTGCTCAGGTCAGAATGCCTCAACTTGATGGCCTTCTGAACTCTTTCGGAAGTATTGCAGATTACATGAGAGGGGTCGCAGATCCTACTACTGTTGCTGCATTCGCTAAAGGATTTGAAGGAATTAGGGAATCCCTTGAGGATACCACCGAAACTATAGGTAAAGTAAGAAAATTCATCAAAGGATTCATTGGTGATCTTGGAAAGATTGCTAAGAAGGGTGGTGTTCTTCCTGGCTTACTGGGTGGTTTAACTCTGGGATCTTGGGGTAAATTGCCCAGATGGATGCGTAGAGACTTTCTGAACGCTACAAAAGATAAAAAAGTAAAAACAAACACTCCAAACGCAAGTAATTTTATGAAAAGCAAGAAGGGTAAACTCCTTCTTGGACTTGGTGCTTTTGGTGCATTGGCTGCTGGAGGTATGGCAATGGCCCAACCTGCAGCCGCAGGTGAAGTAGATCCTTCGCAAATTGATGCTCCTCCTCCAATTCCCGAGAAAGAGGTTGATTTATTTAATAAAACAGTTAAAAAGTTTCAGGATTTCTTAGGTGGAATTATATCTCCTCCACCACCAAAGACATCATCAGAGACAACAGAAACTACATCGACTCCTACCACTACTGTAATGGGCAGTGATGTAGATACGCCTGGAGTAACTACTGATCATGCCAAGGCAGCAATTCAAACTATCCTTCAGTTAGAAGGAACTGCTAAGGAAGGTGGTTATAGTAGATGGTTTGGTGATCGTGAAGGTGAAATGAAGTATGGTGATATTACTGGAAAGACTCTCCAAGAAGTAGACGATCTTCAGACATTGTTTTTAAAGGATGACCAGTCACTGTTTACTGATAGAACTGGAAAGACGGATAGATCTGCTGCAGTTGGTGCAGGACAGTTTACTCATCTTTTAAGTCATGCTAGAAGAATGGATCCTAACGTAGATATTACTAAACAAACTTTCAGTGAAGAATATCAGAATAAACTTATGATGTTCCTTGCCAAGGAAAGAGGAGTTGATCTTAATAAACCTCTTACTGAGGCCGATATGGAAAAGTTGGGTGGTGTATGGGCAAGTTTAACACCACAATACAATCAGACATCTAGAACTGCTTCTGATAGTTTGAGAGTTTATCAAAATAATCTTCAGAAGATTCAAAATAATGTCACAACAACTTCTCCAGAATCTAAGGTTGATCCATTAGGAGAACAATCCAATGCGGCAACGTCTTCTGATACTATTCAACAAGTTGCACAGATTCCCCAAACAGAGACAAAGGGAGAAGATAACGTAAACTTTACTGTACTTCCCATGGGTGATATGGCTCAGTTAGATCCGTCAAATGTTCCTGCACCAAGTATTCAGGGTAATTCTGTTCCATTCCATATGCCTTTCGATGAGGATAATCTTTATAGACTTGGGACCATGAGCACTTACAATCTGATCTCTACGACATAGGATAGACTATCATGGCCATTGGAAATAAGTTAGTCAGAAAACAAAGAGTTGTAGATTCACTATTCAAGAGAAAGAAGAAATCTCTTGGTGAAGCTAAACAGAAGTATGTTTCTTTATCCAATTATCTTGAAAGAGCTAATGATAAATTGGAGGGTCAGGATGATATTGCTGACAAGGACTTAAAAAAACTTAAGTCTGGTAATTTCCAAGTTGATAACAAAGGTAAAGGTACGGCGGGTA